TTAGAAAACTATTTCCACTATAAGCTACGTGCTGAAATCCGCGTTGATACGTTGCCTATCGCAGCGGGTTATGTGCGCGTGCGTAAAGTGTACAAGCAACAGAACAGAATTAACGAGGTAGAGTTAGCGTTTTACGCTGAAACACCTGACCTTGTACGCAACATCGGGGAAAAGAAGCTAAAGGATTTGGGACAATTAACCTCATTAGATGAAACGGTTAACTATCTAAATGTAACAACAGCAACAGCCGACCGTATATGGACTATTTTAGATCGCGGTCAGTTATGGAGCCAAGGAGGAGAGGAAAGTACAAGGTCTTTAATTGATTCTGACAATCCAGTCTATGCAGCGGATTTAACACCCGCTCTTAGTTGGTGGTTTTTGTTTAGCAACATCATTAAAGAGGCGGGTTTTGAACTTGCGGCAGGTACGCTTCAAACAATACTTAGCACGTACTGGATGCCTTGGATTAATGACAGATATTTAATAGGAAGTGATATAGCAGGGGCGCAGGGTTTGTTGGCTGAAAATACAACTGCACAGGCTTACGGCTTAGAGTTTGAATTTGATAATGAGATTTTTGATAACAATGGAGATTACGACCCGACTACATTTACTTATACTGCACCTTTTGCGGGGTTCTATTCATTCACTTGGAATCTAATAGTAACAGTGCCTGCAGGCGGTGGAACCTTTCAAATACAACAACGTATCAATGGCGTATTTGAAGGTATAATAGGTGATGGTGTAGCCTTTAATGTTGCTGGAACTTATACTATGCAACAAGCGAAATTCATAACATTAAACGCAGGCGATACCATTAGGTTTTACGGAAATTCTATAACTAACGGTGGTGTCAGTGCTACGCTAGAAGCGGGCAGTAGCTTTAGAATGGAATATGCTATATTGAATTTTGGGCAAACCATCTTCTACAATCAAAACGCGCCCGATATGAAACAGATTGATTTAGTCACTGACGTAATCAAGATGCACAATTGCGCCATTGTAGCGGATAGGGCAATACCAAATAAGATATACATCGTGCCTCAGAATAGCTATTTGGGTAGTGGCGACACGCTCGATTGGACAAATAAACTTGACACCAGCAAGGATATAGTTATAAGCAGTACCGTTGATTTACAAAAGGCGAAATTTCAATTTACCTACACGGCAGGTGAAGAGGTTGTTGCAAGACCATACAGAAATGTAAACAGGATATATGGTGACTACGAAGCAATAGGATACACAGTAAATCCTAGCACACCACCAAGTGACTATGTTATAGGTGAGCAAAAAGTGCAACTTGTCACGCGATCAACACCAAGTGGCGTTATCAATGGCAGCGGTTACGTGATGCCACTATTTTACAATGATTCGTTAGAGTTTGTTGTGCCGGGGCCTCGTTGTCTTTTTGAAGCAGGTACGGTTAATATTAGTATGTATGACGATTCCACAAGCACGGTTGTAAATGATGCCATACCAGTGCTGAATAATTACAGCGTTGTTCAAGCATCTGTTGACGATGAGGATTTGAACTGGGCACCTGAAACACCGCCTCACTTTATCAATACTAATCCATACAACAACCTGTTCAATAAGTATTGGCGTACCTATATGAATGCACTCTATTCACCTGAAAGCAGAATAATGGAGGCATCATTTGCACTTGACTTAAAGGATATTGTTAGTTTTAAGTTTAGTGATAAGATATGGATACAAGATAGCTATTGGCGCATACTAGAGGTCAATGATTATAAGGTTGGTATGTATGAAAGTACACAGGTGAAACTATTAAAGTTCGTTGAGGATTTTGAAGATTGCAATGGTGTGCCTGATGATATGACGGCTAATGGCGAAATACTTTTTATAGATTACAATGGCGACCCGATTGCATCCAACGAAAGCTGTTGCACGCGCTATGGCTTTACATGGGACGAAGGTAATGCTGTATGTTGGGGTACTATAGGCAGCACTAGACCAACACCTCCAACAACAGGTACAGCAACCAATCCTGCGCCGCGTGTAATCAAAGCGACAAGACGCAATGCAGCTATTATAAATTCAAGTATTACTGGTACGGATGTAACCATTACAGACGGCAATAGCAACATGCTTGCGGTAGGTGAAAAGTTAGACCTTACTGCCAATGTGCGCGGTAGCAACCTACTCGGCAAAAACGTTGTGACTAATCTACCGGGTATTCACGTTGGCGGTGGGTATCGTGATGGCGACCCTTCAATCCCTTACTACGGTTGGGCGCAGTTTGGACAATTCGTGTTACAATCACAAGCCGTTTTTGCAGCTTCAGGAGATGTGGTAGACTTGGACATTGAAGGCGTGCCCGGTCAATACATCAACATGACCGATGATACACTGTGGAGCGTGCTAATGAATGTAACTATTAAAGATAATGTAGGCGTAAGTGAAACCTCATTCCATCACTTTACAATGGATAAGATAGGTGGCGCAGCAAATGCCAGTGCAATCACCACACTTAGCACCATAGGCGCAATCGGAAGTTATGTGTTCACGTTTGGAATCGACACCACAACGAACACAGATGAGCATCGCATAAATGTAACTGTGACAGGTGGCACTTATCCTGCAACCTTCATTATCACGGCATCAATACAATACCAACAAAGCAAAACAGCATAACATGGACAACATCAAAAACTCATTGCGCTTTCTGCAGCTCGGTGTTAAGTCACCACCAAAGTACATCTACTCACTTCGCCCGTGGCAACGCGTGCTGTGGTTTATTACGCTGTATGCATGGCGCACGTTCTTATTCTTTCTAATCATTTATATAATCGCTAATTTCATATACTAATGGCTGAACCTATTGTAAGAAGTTTTGTAATCGATACCACACAGGCGGAGCAAAACCTGCAACGCTTGGACGTAGTAACCACGGCAACGAACGCCTCATTGGATGGGTTGTACAATCAACTTATTGCACTTGATGCACAGTTGCAGAAACTTGACCCGAATAGTCAAGCCTTTGCTGAGGTGAATACCCAAATACAGCAATTGGAAACTACCATTACCGGTATTGAAACGGGCAAAATTGATGACATTGGTAAGGCCATTGAGAGCATTGACGCGGGCAATGCAGCGCAAAGCATAGAGCAGGTAGGTGACGCGGTGCAGCAGGTTGTCACACCCGTGAATGATTTGGCTAATGCTACGGATCAACTAAATGCTGAACTCAAAGAAACTAAAGTAGATACATCAAGTATTGAAACCGCGAGTTCGGACTTTCAAGAATTAGCCGTAGAACAAGAGCAGGTTACAACATCGAGCAAATCACTTAAGGCCCAGTTGCGTGAATTGCAGGCACAGCTTGCAGCGACTGACCCCGACAGCGCAAAGTATCGTGAGTTATCACAGGCTGCGGGTGAACTTAAAGATAGAATACAGGATGCAGCGCAGGCAGTAGGTACACAGGCGGGTGGTGCGTTTGAACGTGTTGGCGGTTCACTTGGACTTGTTACATCACGTATTGCATCGCTTGACTTTACAGGTGCTGCTGAAGGTGCAAAGCAATTAGCCGCAAACATTGGACAGGTTAAGCCGGGTGATATAGCAAAAGGTATTAGTAGTATAGGTAGCGCGTTTGCATCTGTTGGTAAGGCATTACTCACAAACCCTATATTCTTAATAGGTTCAGCCATTGCTGCCGCTATTGTATACAGCGAAGAGTTGCTATCGCTTATTGATGGTATAACTGATGCAGAAACTGAGGCACTGGATGTGCAAAAAGAACGTGCGACATTAGCCAAAGAGCAGGTTGATGCTATTAGTGCGCAGGAAGAATCATTAAAACGTCAAGGCTTAACTGAAAAGGAAATAAACGCGCTCAAACTACAAGCGTTAGATACAGCCATACTTGAACAGCAGGCAGTTGTTGAAACAACGCAAATACAGGCAGAGGCACAAATTAAAGCAGCCGAGCGTAACGCTGAATACTTAAAAACTTTTCTTGACTTCGTTACGTTCCCACAGCGCAAACTTGCGGAGTTCTTTGAAGGCTTTGTAAATGGCAGCATTGATATACTTAATAAGTTAGGACTGGGTATTGAGAAGATTGATGTCAGTAGTGTGTTTGAGGATGTAAACAATTTTGTCGTTAAGAAGATATTTGACCCGGAGCAGGAGCGTAAAGACCAAAAGAAAATTGTTGATGACGCAAAGAAATCATTAACATCATTAAACAACCAGCGTGATGGATTGCTAAACGCACAAGCGGCTAAGGATAAGGCGGCACGCGATAAGGCAGTAGCTGATGATAAGGCTGCACTTGACAAGCAATATGCAGCGGAGAAAAATTACTACGACAAGGTTGCTGCATTGCAAGATGAGGCTTATGAAAAGACGCTAACCAAAGAAGAGCAGGAAGAGCTTGCCATAATCCAAAAATATGAAGCCTTATTTGCGGCTGCGAATGAAGCGAAAATAGATACGGTTGATTTACAAAGACAGCTCAACGCTGAACTTGCTGCGCTAGACGCACAACGCACAGCTGATGCAACAGCCGAAGCTGAAAAGCGCAAGCAATTAGAACGGGATGCAGTCAATAAAGATTTTCTTGATTCATATCAAAGTCTACAAAATGAATTTATAGCGGCTGAAGATGCCCGTTATTTTAACTCATTAAACAATACAGAGCAAGAAGAACTTCGCATCACTCAAAAGTATGAAAATCTTTTTGCTAAGGCTGATGCCGCAGGTAAGGACACAACTAAATTACAACAAGAGTTAGCAGCTAAACTTAAGGACATTCAAGATAGGGCCGCAAACAATACGGCAGCAAGTTTTGCAGAGGCATTTCAGAAAGGATTGGCTTTTGCAGATCAAGGATTAAATGCTTTGAATAGTCTAACAGATGTTGTTTTTGCAAACAAGTTGGCAAAGGTTAAAAAGGGTAGCAAAGAAGAGGAGGCATTAGCCAAGAAACAATTTAAAGCACAAAAAGCATTGCAATTAGGTGCAGCTACTATTGATGCAGCAAAAGCTATTACAGCATCGCTTGCATCTGCACCGGTGGCAATCGGGCCTATACCTAACCCTGCAGGTATTGCATCGCTTACTCTTGCTACAGTAACAGGAGCGGCAAACATTGCAAAGATTGCAGCTACTAAGTTTGAAGGTGGTGGTGGTGGTGGCGTGGATACTCCAACTCCTTCAATAGGCGGTGGCGGTGGTCAATCACAACCCGCACAGTTTAACCCACTCGCTTCATCATTCCTGCAGGATAGACCAGAGCAGCTAACACCACGTGCCTATATACTATCGGGTGATGTTGCAAGTCAGCAGGAAGTGAGAACAAAGGTTGAAGATTTAGCACGAATTGGATAATAATAAATAAATTTGAAACATGGAAAAAAGAAAAGTAGTTAAGTGTGTAATAGATGAGGAAGGCCGTCTTGGCATTACGGCAATGGGACTTGTGGACATGCCCGCCATAGAGGAAAATTGGATTGCACTAAGCAAGATGCAACTCGCAAAGGTGGATGAGGAAAGACGCATGTTGTATGGCCCCGCGTTAATACCGGATAAAGAGATACTGCGTTATGATGAAAACGGCGAGCCATACTATGTGTACTTTGAAAAGGCTACAGTAAGTGCTATCGCTCACCAATTCTTTAAAAAGAATCTGCAACATACTACGAACCTTCAGCACGAAATCCCCGTAACAGGTGTAACTGTGGTTGAATCGTGGATTAAAGAAGGTAAGTTAGATAAGTCAATCCAACTTGGACTATCTGAATTGCCAGATGGCACATGGTACATTGGAACCAAAGTAGACGAAGAGCACGTGTGGAATGATGTAAAGGAAGGTAAGATAAAAGGCTACAGCATTGAAGGGTTTTTCAATGAAGTAGGTGTAGCAATGAGCGGGGTTAAGAACTACGAAGCAGAGTTGGTGTTAGAACTTGACCAACTACTTAGCAAAGTAAATCCATCCAAATGAAAATAAACAGCGTTAAATTCAAGGACAGAGAATCCTTTGACAAAAACAAAACAAAGGCTAACGTCATTGCAGTGCATGAGCCGTTCGGCATTATTGTATTTGAAGACAAGGACCGTGTTAATCCAGACCATACTAAGGTCATACAAGTCAACGAGGTTGACAGGTCACTTGACCAAATTGCTACAGGTCTTGCTATCCTTGTTGCACCTGACTTAGATGCAGCGCGTGCATATTTGGAAAAGAAAAAAGTAGTGATAACGGAAGTGTTTCGCTTGACCAATACTCTATTCGTAGAAGTCCCTGCATTTGCTGCCTTCAATGAGTTCTATATTGCCCTAATGGATAGCAAGCTATTCACTAGCGTAGAGCCTGACTACATCCAAACGTATCAACCCGATGCGGACGCGTATACTTATTCCGGGCAATGGCACTTGCCAAACATGCAGGCTGCAGAGGCATGGGGTTTAATAGATGGTGCTGCCTATGGTGAGGTTGCTGTACTGGATATTGCTTGCGATGTAGATCATGAAGATTTACAAGGTCGTATAAGTGCAACATCATGGAACTGCGTAACCGATGCAGCGGATGTACGGCCCATTAGCGAGAATGAAAAGCACGGCACACCATGCAGCGGATTGATATGCGCGGCAACGGATAACAACATTGGGGTATCCTCACTAGGAAACAACAAACTGAAAGTGCAATTTTTGCATATTGGTTATAACTCAACAGCGGGTGGTAGCTTTGGCACATCGGATACCATTATCACACGTGCCATAAACAAGGCTATTGAGAATCCAGACTGCCTTGCTGTGTCAATGTCATGGGGTGGTGGCGGCCCAACATCCTATCCACTATTCCAAAACGCTTTGACATCGGCTAAGACATTTGGCCGTAATGGTAAAGGCATACCTGCGTTTGCAAGTTCGGGTAATCAAAACAATCCTAACTTCACACAGGCTCCTGCAATCTATCCTATGGTTCATGCAGTTGGTGCATCAACCACTTCAAATACCCGTGCTTCATTCAGTAACTACGGGCCTAAGACTTTTGCAACCGCTCCAGGTACTTCATGCCCAACAACTGACCGTATGGGTGCGTTTGGTTACAAAGCGGATAGCAACTACACAGGTTTCAGTGGCACATCGTGCTCATGCCCAGTCATGGCTGCAGCTGCCGCAAACGTTATCCTTGCCAATCCTTCACTAACCGAATCACAGGTAGTTGATGTATTGCGCCAAGCATGCCGTAAAACAGGCGGTTATGTATACGATGTCAACGGCAAGAGTGCAGAACTTGGCTATGGTGTAATCAACATGTTTAACGCTGTGACAATAGCGAAAGGTTTGGATGGTGGTGACCCTGTGCCAGTGCCCGTTGCTGAATACAACCTGTTCGGTACAATTGCAACACTTGCATCGGCAGTTCAAGGTTCAACTGTTACGGTTAATTATAGCGTCAACATCGACAAGGCGCAAACTAAAGAAGTGATTGCAACTGTGCAACTTACTTTCACACGTCCCGATGGCAGCAAGTTTGTTTTCTACACTGGAGATGTTACCATACCTGCAGGTCAAACGGTAGTAACCAAGACCGCACCAATGGCATTGCCGAACAACCAATCGGGGCCATCTTTATTCTCACTCACAATCGACCCGAACATGGTGATTAAAGAAACGAATGAGAATGATAACACCATTAGCACAGGTCTAACTATCACAATGGCTAACCCACCTGCACAGGGTTTGGATGCAGCCGTTACAATTGATGGTTACGAATGGCTCGATGCTAACCGCGTGCGCATACGTTACACGTTCTACAACAAAGGAACGGTTACAATCACAAGTATGAAGGTAACACACGGCCTCGTTGGTGGCTTCACAGGTAGTTGGAATAGAGCTGACAAGATTGATGTTGGCCGTAGTCAAACATTCGCAAGTGTTTACAACGTGACTTCACCACCAACACCATTGCCAACAGACTACGTGCTTACAATTACAGCGGTAAATGGTGTACCGGATAACGACAGCACCAACAACACCGCACGTTTGCAGATTAAAAAATAGTGTATATTAGCTTCGGTTAAAACGCATATTAGTGATCTAAGGTTAGTGTAAAAAGAAAGGCCCAAACGAGGGCCTTCTTTTTTTTAAAAACCAAAACCTTATAACTACAAAATGCAAGCGCGAATATACTCTGCAACGTTCATCTTATGTTTCTTTGCGGCTTTAACTACAGCCTGATATTGTTTGTCATTTACTCGCACAGTAATCTTGTTGTGCATCGGGGCGGGTTGTGTTTTCATATTGTATGTAATTTTTTACATGGCTAAGATACGAAAGGATATTGGATGTAACAAAACAACGTTTTTGCTACTATACCCAAATATCCAACAATGTCGAATATCAAAGAACAAATCAAATCCGTATTCAATAAGTACGGCATTGACCCTTCAAGTGTTGGTATCAAGTTCGAAGAAGAAACTGCAGCGGCTGAAGCTCCGGCAACGGAAGTAAAGTTTGCAGTAGAAGGCACTTTGGCCGATGGTACTAAAATCTATTCTACCGCTGATGAGTGGGTAGTAGGTGTAGACATCTACACACAAGATGCTGAGGGCAACCCAGTGCCAGTACCTGCAGGAGAATACCTGCTTGAAGACGGTGTAACTACTGTCTACGTAGGCGAAGATGGTATGGTTGCCGAAATCGAACGTGCAGAACAATCAACTGAAATGAGCAGCGAAGACCTCGTTGCCGTAATCGGTCAATTGTCTGAGCGCATTGCCGCACTAGAAGTTGAAAAGACTGAACTAAGTGCTGCAGTTGAATCTGCTAAGAAGGATGCGGATGCTGTGAAGGCTGAACTCGCTTCAGTTAAGAAGGCTCCTGCAGTGCCATCTGTAAAGTCACAAGAATTTAAAAAGAATGCACAGCCTGTAGTTGCATCGAATGGTAACTCATTCGCTGACTTCATGGAGAACATTCGCTCTAAACAAAGTAAATAATTCACCTCATAATTTAAATTTAGTATGCCAACAACAACTTCACTCACCACCACCTATGCAGGTGAATTAGCTGGTGAAATCGTAGCAAAGGCTCTGTTGTCTAACGTATCAACTCAGTACGTGACAATGAAGCCTAACGTACCTTACAAATCAGTAGTACGTAAAATTGATGACACTGTAACTTTTGCTGCAGGCACTTGTGACTTTACCCCAACAGGTACAATCACTTTGACTGAGCGCATCTTGACCTTGGAAGAGTTCCAAGTTCAACGTCAAATCTGTAAGAAGGACTTCTTCATTGACTGGACTACTGCAGATGTAATGAGCGGCCGTGTAAATACCCAAATCCAAGACGCTATTATTGGACGTTTGGTAGGTGGTATCGCTGCAGCTAACGAGACAATCATGTGGTCAGGTGTTAACGCAACAGCTGGTCAATACGATGGTTTCGAAACTTTGATTAAGGCGGGTGGTTCAGGTGCTGTATCTGCAGGTTCAGGTACACTTGATAGCACTAACATTATTGCTAACATTTGGGACGTAATCAACACTGCGCCTGCAGCCGTTAAAGGTGCTGCTGAAAAGCCAACCATCTACATGGGACAGGCTGCATGGGAAGCATACATGCAAGCACAGATTGCTGATGGCAATGGATGGTACTTGACAGGTGGCCCCGAGGTTAATCGTCGTTTTGTAGGTATGTACGAAATCGCGGTATGTCCGGGTATGACTGCTAACAACATCATCTTCGCTCAGCGTAGCAACTTGATGCTTGGTACTTGGCAGGAAAACCAAATGAACGAAGTGTTCATCTTGGATATGCAAAACTTGGATGGATCACAGAACGTACGTTACGGCGCACGTTTCTACCTCGGTGCTCAGATTGCGGTTGGTGAAGACATCACCTACTGGGGCGCATAATTAAAATAACAAAGGGGGTGTAACAGCCCCCTTTAAACTCTAAAAATATACATAGCTATGGCTTGTGAATTAACTACAGGTTTTACCCTTGGATGCCTTGAAGGTATCGGAGGCGTTAAAGAAATTTTGATTACTAACTACACAGACCCTGTGACAGGTAACGACTTCATGTCTGGAGTTAGTTACGATGCTGTAACAGGTGAAGTGGATGGTTTGCCTACATGGACAATTTATCGTTACGTTCCATTCCGCAATTCGGGTTCATACATTGAAACCGTAAATAAGAATTTGGAATCAGGTACACTTTACTTCTCACAGGAGGTAGGTTGGACTTTTGGTAAGTTGAACCAAGATATGCGCAACGAGTTTTTGAATGTTGCTAAAGCTAAGATGATTGTGTTCGTACGCACCAATGATGACCAAATTTTGTTGGTAGGTACAACTGAAGGTTCGCAACTTACTGCAGGTACTGTTCAATCAGGACAGCAGAAAGCGGATTTGATGGGTTATCAGGTGACAACTACTGCAGAGAACCTAGAGCCTGCTGTACACCTTGAGCCTTTTACTTCAGTACCATTCGACAACTTCGCTGGTATTACTGTAAGCCCTGCTTACTAAGATAGTTTTCCGTTGTGTTCTTGTTGTATCGTAAAAGGGGCAGGTTTTAACTTGCCCCTTTTTAAATAAAGTAGCATGATATATTTACAGACTAACACACCAACACAGCAAGTGTTTTTGTCACTTGACGAAGCACGGCAATACTTTGCCACACCATTCACCAACTACCTGTTGGTTTTAACACACGAAGAAAACAGCACAACAGGCAATGAACTTGCACAGGTTGCCACCATCATTAACGAGAATACACGAATAACAGAACTTGAAATCACGACTGTTGGCCTTACCTTAGCGGGCAGGTACAGATATGAAGTATATGGACAGAATTCTAATAGCAATATTGACCCGGCAAGCGGTCTTGTTATTGGTTTGTGTCAGCGTGGATATGCTGTATTGAATCACAACACAACGTGGTTTGATGTGCCTGTTGTAACAATACCAAATGACATTATCTATGAGCCATAACGAATCGAATATAGTATCATTGAAGCTTAGCGAGTATGTTGCTAAGAGCGATGCCGAGAAAGTTGACCGCAAAGGTTGGGTAAACTACGGTGACCAAAACGACTTTCCACAATACCTGCGTGACCTTGCGCATGAATCACCTGTGCATGGTAGCTTAGTTGTTGCCATTGGTGATATGATAGCCGGGAAAGGTATCCAGTCCGAACAATATCAGGCAGAACTTGATGCACTCAACATCGATAGCTTGACGTATGCATGTGCGCATGACTTGAAGTTGTTTGGTGGTTTTTACATTGAAGTGATTTGGAGCAATGACCGCACGGTTATATCAAAGCTTAACGCGATACCATTTGAAGAGTGCCGCATTGCAATCAATGCAGATGATGATAGTGAAATAGGTATCTTTCATAGCTACGACTGGAGCAACACACGCAAGAAAAGAAACACGCCTGAATTCATACCAAAGTACAACTACCTAACACGTGAAGCTGAGCCACGTCAAATCTATTGGTGTTTTACTTATACAGGTAGCGACACCTACCCACGTCCCGACTATTGGTCTGCTATCAATTACATCGAGTTAGATAAGCAAATTTCTATATTCCATATCAACCAAATTTCAAACGGTTTATTCCCTTCTACTATCATTAACTTCTATAACGGCCAAGCAACGCCCGAACAGAAGCAACAAATGATGATGGACTGGGAAAACAAGATGAGCGGTGCGCGTAATGCAGGTAAGGTTGTGATGTTCTTTAACGAGCGCGATCAACCAAAGACTGAGATTACACCTTTCCCTGTAAACGATGCGGATAAGCAGTATCAATTAATGGATACAACCGCAACTCAAAAGATTATAACAGCGCATCGCGTTACTACGCCTTTGCTGTTTGGTATTCGCGAAACATCGGGCTTTGGTAGCAACAAAGATGAGATGGCTACGGGCTTGGAGATATTCAACAAACAAGTCATTGAGCCGTATCAA